TGATGACCTTGTGGATTCGACAACACAAGCGATCATGCGATTTAGACAGGGCGGTTTAATCGGGCACCCTGAAGATTACGTAGATGAAAAAGTCGAGCAAAGGCAGAGGAATTATTATTAATGCTGACAGCTATTAGACAATGGGTAGTTAGAACAATGATGAAGGTCAAAGGTGAGACCGGCATCGTTCAAACAATGCCTAAAAAAGACATTGTAGAAATCAATACACAGATTACAGCGCAACGTTTAATGCAAAATGGTATTGACCCAACCACTTTAAAAAATGCTAACCAGGTTGAGAATGCTATTATTGCAATAGAAAACAAACAAAAAGCAAATTTAGCAGAAAATATCAGAGGTGGAATTAGAGATACAGAAACTGCAAAAGTATTTAACACAGCAGGTGAAGAATTAGATCCTAATCAACCCATCATTGGTGGCACACAACCAGGAAAAAAAATAGATCAAGATACTTTTAGAAGATTAGCTAAAACAAACCCACAAAGAATAAAACAAAGAATCTCAGATAAAAAAGTTGAAACAGAAGAAGAAATTCTTGCAAGGATACAAAAAGAAAACAAAGAGGCTGCTGAAAGATTAAGAGAAAAAATGGATGACATAAACGAAATTGAAGATCCAGAAGATATGGCAACAGGTGGACGTGCAGGATTTAAAGAAGGTTTATTAACTGTTTCAGGTGTCAACCCTACTTTTGATATGGAAAAGAAAATGCAAGAAATTAGAGAGGCGTTTTACGCGCTACCGGTAAGAACTCAAAAGAGAATTGGTTTTAAAAAATTTTCTGAAATTTATGCACAAGAAAACTTTAGCTCCGGTGGACGTGCAGGATTTAAAATGGGTAGAAGAGCGTTCTTAAAATTAATGGGTGGCGTTGGTGCAGGTATCGGTGCACTTAAATCAGGACTACTAAAACTTGCAGGTAAAGAAGCAGCACCGCAAGTTGTAAAAGAAGTTGTAGAACAAACTACAAAATCTACACCACCACCATATTTCTTTGAGCTTGCAAACAAAATTAAAATACTTGGTACACCAGGTAAACCTACCATGGCAAGACAAGAAGTTCACAACTATAAAAATTATGAGTTAATGGAAGACAAAGCAACAGGTGATATTAGAATTACAATTGAAAAAGGAGATCCTGAAAGAATAGGGGGTAAAGATGGATACAGACAAGAGGTTTTAGAATATAAAAAAGGTGATGTGGATGTGGTGGACGAAGGTCTTGAAACACAAAAAGGTGTGCGAACTCCTGACGAGTATGAAGAGGCAACCATCTATCCAGAACCAGATACAGGTAGATTAAAAGATGTTGAAGATGGTGTAGACGAAAATACTATAAAAGAGATTATAGAAGAAGTAAGTGAGGGTGGCGGAAACGTTGATGAAGTAACTTTACAAAAAATTAAAAAAGGTGAGCAAGGTTTAGCAGGCGGTGGTATAGCAAGAGTTGGTTACCTTCTAGGAAGTGGTCGACGGGCTGGCACAGCTCTTATTAGAGAAATATTAAAATACTTTAACAGAGATCAAAAAATTTCTGTTTCTGAAATGTTGAGAACATTTAATACTAGAGAATTACGAAAGTTGTTAGACAAACTTAGCACTTATAGAAAGTTTGATGTAAAGGAATCTGGTATGCCTGCGCCTCAAATAATTAAAGATAGAATAAAAAAATTAAATGTTGGTAAAGAAAAAGTATTAGAAAGTGTTTTAGGTGCCGCGAATGCAGCTAGAAAATTAGATGCAGATATGGCATTAAGAAAAAATGAAATGATAGAGGCTACCGTTAAACAAGGTTTTAGTAGAGAAGAAGCTAAAGAATTAGTAGAAGGATTGACAACAGCTATTGAAAAATCTCAGATACAAGCTGGTGGTCCACCTAGATTTAAAACAGCAACAGACGAAGGTATCATGGATATTGAAATGATGCTTAAAGATTTAAAAACTCAAGGTGATGGCAGAAAATTAAATTCATCTGGTGGAATTGCTGGCATGTTAGGAGAATAACATGGAAAAAGATATTGTAGTTAGAATAGAAGAGTTGATGGATCTCTTTGATGATGACGAAGTTACAACTGCAGATAAAATAGAAAGACCTCAATCATCCTTGGACCGTGATGCAATAAGAAATTTCAATATCCGTAATCCAAAAGCCGGTGGTGGTATGTTAGTGCAACCAAGTGCTGATGGATTGAGACCTGGATATGCTAATCCAAAAGGTAATCCTGAGTTTGGTAAAACAATAACAGGTGCTCAATTTAAAGATACAATAAAACCTCAAAATTTAGAAAAATTAAAAAAATTAGAAGAGATAATTACTAAATCAAACTCACAATATAAAAAATCTTTAACGTCAAAAGCCGCGTTAGAATTAGCTGGTTTTAAAGATGGCTATCAAGCCATAGCAACAAAAGGTAGATTAAGAGAAGAAGTAAAAAAATTAATTGGTACACTTCAATCGACTGGAGACAAGATGGATAACTATATCAACAATGTTATGTTATCAGAAGATGCATTGGTAAACGATTTTAAAAGTCCAATAAAACATTTACAAAAAAAATTTGGTGTTACCAGTGGGTTTACTGACAAATGGGTTAAAACAAGTAAAGTTTATCAAGATAATAAGCGTTTATTTAATAATCTAGCTAATGATTTGTCTTTTAACAAATACAGAAAATATGCAGATGGAACTCCACGACTTATGTCAGATTTTAGTGTAGTGGTTCAAAACAAACTTCCATCTTCAACAAGTTTATTAAGGGGAGACTCAGCAGAAAAATTTATATTACAATCTGCTTATAGACATTTTAAATATAATAAAGATGTTGGCAAAGCTTCAAAAATAACTTTTATTGGAGATCCAGATCTTTTACCTATTAACGAATGGAAGTTTATAAAAGGTGGTAAATTATTTTCTTTGGATCCTGCAGAAGATACAATTAAATTTCAAGGTAAAACTTATAAAAATAATTATTTAAATAGGGTTGATGCAAAAGATATTTATAAAAATGATTTTGGTGACGTTTATAAAATATTTGACGATTTAAATAAATATATGAATACAACAACTGTAGTTGGTAATAAAGATGTAAAACTAGATACACTTCTTAGAAGAAAATTATTTGATGCAACGGGTAAAAAAGATTATCTTTTACGAAGAGCTGTCGAAATAGATCACTTGGATATAAACAAAGATCCTTTTTCAAATTTAAGATTGTTAGATAGAAGAACAAATGTTCAAGCAGGTTTACTAAAAAGATTACCTAAATATAAAAATAACCCAAAACTTTTAAATAAAGTTTTAACTGATATTGGATATACTACACCTTACACAAATGTAGATACGTTCATAAAAAGAACCACAAAAAATATAGATAGGCCTATAAAAGTTATTGGCGATAGTAAAACACCAAAATTAGGTAGATTACGACCACCATCAGGAAGTGGAGCTGTAACATTAGGTTCTTTGGATGCACCTTCAATGTTTAAAAAATTAAGTCCTCTCTCTAAAAAAACTGTTAGTATTGGAGGAGGTTTTATATTACCAGAAATTTTATTTTATCAACTTGATAAAGCAAATAGAATGTCAAAAGGTCAGTCTGAAAAAGAAGCAGCGGCAGGTGCATTAGAAAGTGGAACACTAGGAGCTTATACTAATAAAGCTTATATGGAAGGGTTAAAAGAAACCGCTAAGTCAATGGGTATTGATTCAGCATCTTTTGATTCTGCTTATCAGCTTAATATTTTAAATAAAAATTATCAACAAACTAAAGATAATTATGAAAAAAATTTTTTAAGTTTACTTGAGGCAGGAGAAGATCAAAGAGCAAATGATCTTAAAAAAAATTTTGAAAGGTATACCAAAGATGCACAATCAGAATATCAATTATTGGAAAATAATATTGCAGATAATGTTATGAACACAGTTGGTGCCTCACCTCTTATAATGAAAGAAGGAAGAGAAAATATTACACAAGAACAATTTGCAAAACCTTTTTTTGACATGCAAAAAGCCGCTGTTCAAAAATTAAAAAATGAAAAAATAAAAGCATTTGATGTGCAAAAAAAACAATCGGATACTGCTGCAGGAAATATTGGCAGTGCACTTATGTCAAATATTTTTAATTTGCAATCTGTACCAAGAGCAGGAAAATTTTTATTTGATTTAGTAGATCCTTTTTCTCCTCTACCTAAGTATTCAGATTATTTAAGTGATGCTGAAAAAGAAAATCAAATGTTAAGATCATTAGAACCAAGTGATTTAAATCTTGTTAATTTAGCAAGAGGTTACACCATAGAAAATTTAAGAGATGCAGATATAAATAGCCCTATTTTAGCTCAAGATCTTGAAAACTTGCGATATGAAAATCCTGGTGTATTTTTTGCAGGCGGTGGTATTGCTAAAATAGCAGGTGTAGATTCAGGCCCACCACCAGAATCAGGACCAAACTCACAAGGGTTGCCTTCATTATTAAAACGTGTTAGAAACTTATAGGAGTATAAATGGCAGATATAGATAAAGGACTCCCGAACACAAGAACAAAACTTGATGTCCCTTCACAAGAAGAGATAGCAGAAGAGATTGCAGTTCAGGAACCAGAACAAGAAAAAGGACCAGTTGAAGTAGTACCAGAGGAAGATGGTGGTGCAACGATTGACTTTGAACCGGGAGCAATCAATATACCGGGAACAGAATCACACTTTGATAACTTAGCAGATATTTTACCAGACGAAGTTTTAGAGCCAATCGGAAACGAAATGACTCAAAATTACATGGACTACAAAGGTTCAAGAAAAGAATGGGAACAAGCATATATATCTGGATTAGATCTTTTAGGATTTAAATATGAAAATAGAACTGAACCATTTCAAGGAGCAAGTGGTGCAACACATCCTGTAATGGCAGAAGCTGTAACACAATTCCAAGCACAAGCATATAAAGAATTATTACCAGTTGATGGACCTGTTAGAACACAAATTATTGGTGTTAAAAATCCAGCAACAGAACAACAAGCAACACGTGTTAAAGATTACATGAATTATTTAATTATGGATCAAATGAAAGAATATGAAGCAGAGTTTGACTCAATGCTATTTCATTTACCTCTTGCAGGTTCTACATTTAAAAAAATTTACTATGATGTAAACATGGGACGAGCTGTGTCTAAGTTTGTTCCAGCAGATGAATTAATCGTTCCGTACACGGCTACCTCATTAGACGATGCGGAAGCGATTATTCACACAATAAAAATTTCTGAAAACGAATTACGAAAACAACAAGTCAATGGTTTTTATCGTGACGTAGAACTTGGACCACCAGGTACAGACACAAACGATGAACTTGCAAAAAAAGAACGTGCTCTTGAAGGAAGTAAAAAGACTGGAAAGAACGAACCAGTTTATACATTACTTGAGTGTCATGTTAATTTAGACTTAGAAGGTTTCGAAGAAGTTGGTGCTGATGGGCAACCAACAGGAATAAAATTGCCTTACATCGTAACTGTTGAAGAAGGTAATAGAAAAGTTCTTTCTATCAGAAGGAACTATGCGCCCGATGATCTAAAGAAACGTAAGATCCAATACTTTGTCCACTTCAAATTTCTGCCAGGACTAGGATTTTATGGCTTTGGACTCATTCACATGATTGGCGGATTGAGCAGAACGGCAACGTCTGCTCTCCGTCAATTATTAGACGCGGGCACACTTTCTAATTTACCAGCAGGATTTAAACAAAGAGGTGTAAGAGTTAGAGATGAAGCGTCGCCTATTCAACCAGGTGAATTTAAAGATGTAGATGCACCGGGTGGATCATTGAGAGATGCATTCTTTCCACTACCATACAAAGAACCATCTCAGACATTATTAAATTTGTTAGGTATCGTAGTTCAAGCAGGACAAAGATTTGCAGCAATTGCTGACATGCAAGTGGGAGATAGTAATCAACAAGCTGCAGTTGGAACTACAATCGCTCTTCTTGAAAGAGGCTCACGAGTCATGTCAGCGATTCATAAAAGATGTTATTCAGCGATGAAATCAGAATTTAAAATACTTGCAAAAGTTGTTGCACAATATTTACCACCTGAATATCCATACGACGTTGTAGGTGGTGCAAGAAATATTAAACAGGCAGATTTTGATGAGAGAGTAGATATTATACCGGTAGCAGACCCTAATATATTTTCTATGTCGCAAAGAATTACACTTGCACAGACACAATTACAAATTGCTACTTCAAACCCACAAGCTCACAACATGTATCAAATATACAGAACTATGTATGAAGCAATCGGTGTAAAAAATATTGATGCAGTGTTACCACCACCTGCACCAAATGCACCGATGGACCCAAGTATGGAACATATTAATGCAATGGTAATGAAACCATTCCAAGCTTTTCCTGGTCAAGACCATCAAGCACACATTACAGCCCATTTAAATTTTATGTCGACTAATATGGTTAGAAATAACCCACAAATTATGGCTGCAATACAAAAAAATATACTAGAACACATCTCAATTATGGCGCAAGAGCAAGTTCAACTTGAATTTAGAGAGCAAATGCAACAAATGATGATGTTACAACAGCAAGCAGCGATGAATCCACAAGCACAACAGCAACTTCAACAGATGACACAAGCTGTTGAAGCAAGAAAAGCAGTGTTAATAGCTGAAATGACTGAAGATTACATGAAAGAAGAGAAAAAAATTACCTCTCAATTTGATTCAGACCCACTATTGAAGCTAAAATCTCGTGAAGTTGACCTTCGAGCGATGGAAAATGAGCGTAAAAAGAATGCTGACGAAGCAAATCAAGATTTACAAAGGTCAAAATTGATGCAAGCAAGAGATTTAGCGGAAGATAAAATGGATCAGAACGAAGATTTAGCTAAATTACGTGCTGGAGTCAGTCTTGCGAAGACGGGTGTACAACAAGCACAAGTTATGGTAGGAGAAGAGGAATAAAAAGGAGCAAAAATGGAAAAACTTGATAATATTAAAATAGTTGACGTTCCAGAACAAGAAGTTGAGATAGATCCAAGATCTAAAACAACTGCTGATCAAGCGTTTAACGTTATTGGCACTGGTGGACCTGAAGAAGAAGTACAAGGTCAAGGCGCAGTGTTAACTGAAAAGAAAAGAAAATCTAAAGCGTACTAATTATGTGGTTATCGGCGATAAAATTAGCCGTTTCTGCTGGAAGTAAAATTTACGCTAACAAG